AAAATAAAATTGAATTTAGAAGTGTAGCAGAAATTAAAGCTGATGATGATGGAAAATATATTATTTCAGGTAAAGCGATTTGTTACAATGAACCAACGGTTTTATATACAGACCGATTCGGAACTGATTATAAAGAAATGATTTTAAATACAGCACTTGATAATGTAGATTTGTCAGATGTGCCGTTGAAATATAATCATGCGAAAGAGAAAGCAAAGATTCTAGCAAGAGCACGACAGAAAACGCTTGTACTTGAAAATAAAGCAGATGGTTTGTATTTTACGGCAGAGCTAAATACAAATCTTGGTGAAGATGTGTATACTGCTATTAAAAGCGGTGATATTGTCGGTTGCAGTTTCGGTTTTATATGCGAAGCTGATGAATTCGATACAGATAGTAATACAAGAGTAGTAAAGAAGATTGCAAAGCTTACAGATATTAGCGTTGTAGATGATGCTGCATATAAAGAAACATTTGTTGAAGCACGTTCAACAGATTATTTCAAGCAATTAGAAGAAACTAAAGTCAAAGAACAAGAAAAACGCGAAAAACTTATTTTATTGACTATGCTATAAGCTCTTTGTAAAAAAGTGTTGATGTATATATGTATAAGCAAGAGATTTAAACATTACACAGTGTATTATGAAACTTATCAATGGCATGTATAAAGAAATATTTAGCTGTATTTTGATATTGCCAAAATTTATTGTTAAGCCCTCTATTATATAATAGAGGGCTTAAATTTATCACGTTTAAATTGGATAATTAAAACGTAAACAGCAGGATTGCTGATAAATAAAAACAGTAAAATTGAATGAGGTATTATATAAAAATGGATAGTAAAAAGTTAAATGAAATCATTGCACGAAAAGAAGAAATTCGCGCAAAGCTTGAAAGTAATGAAGATGTGAACATTGAAGAATTACGTGCTGAAATTGAAAAGCTGAACAAAGAACAAGCTGAAATTGAAGAGCGTGCAAAGATTGCAAAAAAAATTAATGAAAACAAGATTGAATCAAAAGTGATTGATAAAACTATTGATGATGGAGGTAAAAATAATATGAATGATTTTGCAAGTGTTGAATATCGAAACGCATTTATGGATTATGTAAAAACAGGTGTTATGAAGGAAGAATTTAGAGCAACAGCAATGACAGCAAATAATGCGGCTGTTATTCCAACTACTGTACTTGATAAGATTGTTGAAAAATTGGAAGCATACGGCAATATTTTGCCTTTGGTATCTAAAACTAGCTACGCATCAGGTGTTAATATTCCAGTTAGTGAAATGGGCATTACTGCGACTTGGCAAGCAGAAGGCACAGTTGCAGATAAGCAAAGCACAAAAGTTGTTAATGTAGTTTTTGGCGGTTATAAATTGCAGTGCAGAGTAGCAACTTCTCTTGAACTCGGTGTTCGTTCTATCAGTGCATTCGAAAACTTTATTGTAAATAGCGTTAGCAAAGCAATGATTAAAGCGTTGGAAACAGCAATTATTAGCGGTGACGGTAGCGGTAAACCTGAGGGCATTTTGACACATGGCGAAGCAGATGCAGAGACAAAGAAAGTAGAGTTTACAAAATTTGATTATAAAACTCTTTGCGAAGCTGAAGCACAGATTCCTACAGCATACGATTCTACAGCAGTTTATGTTATGAATAAACAGACTTTTATGCAGTTTGTGGGTATGACCGACACAAACGGTCAGCCAATTGCGCGTGTGTCTTACGGTCTTGACGGTAAACCTGAACGTCAGCTTTTAGGTCGTACTGTTGTACTTTCCGATGCTATGCCTAGCGTTGAAGCAGGCAAGGCATTTGCATTTGCGTTTAATATGTCTGATTATGTACTTAATACAAATTATGATATTGGTGTTAGACGTTATTTTGATGAAAATACAGATGAAAACATCACAAAAGCAACACTCATTGCGGACGGTAAAGTTGTAAACGCTGATTCTCTTGTATTGCTTACAAAAAAAGCATAACCTTGTTTGATGGGGAAGGGTGAAACCTTCCCTTTTATTATGAGGTGATGAAATGACAATAGAAGAATTTAAAAATTATGCTCGAATCGACTATAACGATGATGATGAATTTATTCAAAGTCTTATTGAAGCAAGTAAAAAGTATATTGAAGAAAGTACAGGAAAAACTCTTGATGAAAATAATTCATTACATACTTTACTTTTAAAAATCTTAACTTTGCATTTTTACGAAAATCGACAAGCAATTACAAGTAATTCAGTTAATGAAGTTCCTTATACAATTACAAATCTTTTAACACATATTTCTATGAGCGGAGGAAATGAATTATGAGAATTTCAGGAACGAATTATAAAAATATGTCTGTTGATGAATTGCGTGAAAAGATACAGATTGTATATTTTGAAGAATATGAAGATGAAGAGGGGAATTATATTAAATCGAAAGTTCCTACAGTGAAATGGCAAGGATTTGCAAAAGTTCTGCCGTTAAAATCAACGATAAGTAACGGTTACAACGAAATAATTAACGAGGTTGATTATCGAATTATAATTCGTTATCGCGATGATATAGAATATACTGATACGATTATATACAGAGGAAGAAAATTAAAAATGTTAAATATTCCGTTTGACCTTGAAAATCGTAAAAAATGGTTGCAAATGGATTGTAAAGAGTTGAAAGAAAAATGAAAAAAAGAAGAGAAAACACAGAAGTATTTAAACAACTCAGTGAATCAATAATTGAAAAAGCGAAAGAAGCACTCAGTAAAGGAACTGAAAAAATCGTATCTGATGCTAAAAGTCGTTGTCCTGTACGGACAGGAAATTTAAAAGATTCAATTCATGCTGAAAAAAAGAAAAACGGTATGAGTTATAAAATTGTTGCTGATGCAAAGTCGAAAACAGGTAAAAAAGAGTATTATGGTAAAGTAGTGGAATTTAGTCCAAAAATTAACAAACCGTATATTTTCCCCGCGCTCGAAGCGAATAGAGAAGATGTTTTAGACGATATTAGCAAAGCAATAAACGATGCATGTAAAAAGAGGTGATAAAATGGATTTTGCAAAAACAATTAACGCATTAAAAAATAATAATGATTTATGCGAAATGTTAGTAGAAAACAAAAAATCTATTTATCATCTAAAAAGCACGGATGCAGGTAGTTATCCGATTCTTGTTATGAATCAAATATCTGATATTCCTGTAATTACAGCAGATAATGTAGAAACATTACATAAAATTACAGTAAGAATACACATCATTACAGATGATGGAGCAACAACTAAAATTTATAAAAAACTAAATAATATAATGTGCAAAATAGGTTATAATCGTAAACAAACTACAGAATTATATGAAGATGATTTATATATTAAAGTATGCGATTATACAATAGTAACAGAAATATAAACGGAGGTAAATAAATATGACAATTACAAGCGGTAAAGCACTTTCGCACGCGATTGGTCTTTCAAATTTACATGTAGCAAAACTTACAAAAGATGATAGTTCAGGTGTGACATATGAACAAGCTATTCACATGCCTGAAATCATGAGCGTTAACATTGAGCCACAGAATCAAGAAGCGTCTTTGTATGCAGATAATGGCGCGGTCGATGCAGCTAATTCTGTTTCCGAATATAAACTTTCGCTTGAAATGGCAGGTTTGCCACTAGAATATAAAGCTTTTCTTTTAGGACATAAATTTGAAAACGGTAAAATGATTGTTTCAAAAGATGATGTTGCACCTTTTGTTGTAATGTCGTTCGAAGGACTTAAAAGTAACGGAACAAAGCGTTATAGTCGTTTTTTGAAAGTTAAATTTAGCGAACCAAAAGAAAATCCAAAGACCAAAGGTGATAAAGTAGAATTTCAAACTTCACAGCTCGAAGCAAAAGCAGTTTATCGCGCGTTTGATGGTAAAGCATATGAATGTGCAGATGAAGAAGAGGGTTTCACAGACAGCGCAAAGTGGTTTACAGATTTTAACGAAGAAAAAGCAAAAGATTGATTAAAGGAGGGGAGAGTTTAAAAATTCTCTCCCTTTATTTTATTATACGAGGTTTTAAATATGAATATTCCCAAAATTAAAATTGACGGCGAAACTATTAAAGCAAATGAAAATTTAAAAATGAAAGTGTGGCGCGATTTTTTAAAATTAACAACAGCAGAA